AACGACTTCATCACAACGCTGAAGCGGGAGCCGATCGAAGAGACGGACGCGATCAAGAACGGCAAGTCGTTTGAAAAGCTCTGCGAGGAGATCGCCACCGGGAAGTTAGTTCCGGAATGGGTCGGAAGCGGCACTGTGAACAGCGTGACCGGCGAGGAAATGGGATACGAACAGTATCCGAAATGGTACGCCGGCGCGAAGAAGATCGCCGACATCGTCCAGGGCGGACAGTGGCAGGTACACGTTGACACAGATCTGCACGTTGCCGGACGCGACCTCTGGCTGCACGGATTCTGTGATGTGGTCAAGGCCGGGGTGATCTACGACATCAAGTTCAAGAACAAGAGCTTCGGAGGATTGGATCTGTACGGTAGCTACCGGAATCACAGCCAGCACAGCGCATACCTCCGCTGCCTGCCGGAAGCTTACGAGTTCGTGTACCTGGTCAGCGATGGCGATGAGCTCTACACCGAGGCTTACAACCTGCTGAACAGCCGGCCGATCGAAGAGATCATTGCGGAGTTCTTCGCCTGGTTGGAAACCCGGCCGGAGCTTCTGCAGATCTACGAGGAAAGGTGGCAGGTCGAATGATCGGCAGGCTGAAGGAGATGTATCGAAGTCGGGACGGTTCCGGCTGGATCGTCACCTTCTTCACCAAGGACCGGATCGACGGAGACAAGTTCGATGCTCTTTCCCAGGTCGACTGCGACATTGAGATCAAGAAGCACCGTGACATCCGGAGCAAGAACGCGAACGCCTACTTCCATGTGCTGGTCAATAAGATCGCCGCAGAAACCGGCGAAAGCGATGAGGAAGTGAAGGTCCGGCTGATCACCAGCTACGGCACCCTGGCCAGGACGGCAGACGGCAAATACCTGATGTTCGTCCTGCCCAAGGATGCCGACGCGACCGATTACTACAAGTACGCGGTGCTCTACGACGAACGCACGGTGAACGGTGTCCTATGCAACGTGTGGAAGGTCTACAAAGACAGCCACAAGATGGACACCAGGGAAATGACCCGGGTGATTGACGGGGCGATCACTGAGGCAAAGGAACTGGGCATCGAGACAGACACCCCGAAGCAGATCGAAGAGATGAAACAGAGATGGGCTGAATACGAAGCAGCTCACGGAGGTTCATAGAATGGCTGATTCGATCATCCAGACCGAGAAGGAATGCTACTTCTGCGGAATCCGCGCCGGGCTTGAGGAACATCACATCATGGCCGGCATGGCAAACCGGCAGATCAGCGAAGACTACGGTCTGAAAGTATGGCTCTGTCACCGGCATCACACCGGAGACATGGGAGCCCAGTATGACAGGGGGCTGAACCTTCAGCTGAAGGAACTGGCCCAGAAGAAATTCGAGGAGCTGCACGGCCATGAATTGTGGATGCAGCTGTTCAGAAAAAATTATTTAACGGAGGAAAAAGACCATGAGTGAAAAGAGAGGCTATCCCAATCCCAACTACACCGAGGAAGACATCCGCGAAGGCATCCCGCTGGAGATGAACGCGGAGATCATGATCGACGATAAGGAGTACCGCGAGCTGGTGGCCAAGGCGTCCGCCTTCGACATCATCACCGCAGAGATCAAGAGCAAGATCGACTTTGCCGTATACACGTCCGAATACAACCTGGTCGATGATGACATGATTCTGCAGGTCACCGGCATGGCAGCGTACCGCCGCCGGAAGAAGTGGGAGGAAGACCAGAAGACCAATGACACGGCCGGCGAGGAGGATTCCGAGGATGAATAAGCTGACGATCATCGGGAACCTGACCCGCGATCCGGAGCTGAGGACCACATCCACCGGCGTGAATGTCTGCGACTTCACGGTTGCGGTCAACCGGAAGCTGACCGCACAGCAGAAGGCCAACGGCCAGCAGACCGAAGCGGACTTCTTCCGGGTTAGCGCCTGGCGCGAACGCGGCGAAGTCTGCGCCAAGTATCTGCAGAAGGGCAAGAAGGTCTGCATTGTCGGTCCCGTGTCTGTCCGGACCTACACCGGGAATGACGGCATTGTGAGAGCGAGCCTGGAAGTCACGGCAGATGATGTCGAGTTCCTGAGCCCTGCGGGCGATTCTACGGCCTCTGCCGCACTGGCCCAGGGTTCACCCGCTACGGCAGCTGCACCGGCCCAGACGGCGCCACAGACGCCCGCAGGATTCACAGCAGTGGAGACGGATGATCTCCCCTTCTGATCATGACCATGGGGCCGGATCTCCCGGCCCCTCCGAAAGGATGTGAGACTTGTGTCATCGGGAAAACGGTACTTCTGGCTGAAGCTGAAGGAAGACTTCTTTTCCAGCAAACGGATCAAGAAGCTTCGGAACATGGCCGGCGGTGACACGTACCTGATCATCTATCTCAAGCTGCAGCTGAAGGCCATGAAGCAGGACGGAATCATCAAGTTTGACCACCTGGAGCAGAACATCGCCGACGAACTGGCGCTGGATCTGGACGAAAAACCGGACGATGTGGCGGCAACCCTGATCTATCTCACGCACTGCGGATTGGCCGAATCTTCGGACGATGAACAGTTCTACTTCCCTTACGCTGTCGAGAATGTAGGCTCTGAAAGCTCAGCTGCGGAGCGTATGCGGAAGATGCGAGAGCGTAACAATGTTACGCCGCTGTTACGCGACCGTTACGGAGAGAAAGAGATAGAGAAAGAGATAGAGATAGAGAGAGAGATAGAAGTAGATAGCAGCGGCGAACAATGTGACGGATTCATCGATGCGGAAGAAGCCCGGAGAATCGCGGAGGAACAGAACGAAATCCTGGACGCGGCAGAAAACGCCGGATTCAACCAGGACAACGCGACACGGGAAAAGCTGATCAATTTGTACGCCGAGTACGGAAAAGACAGAGTTCTTGAATGTATCGATATCTGCGTGAATCGCGGAAAGATCAGCCCGGGGTATCTGAAAGGCTGCTTGACACGGGAAGAAAAGAAGAAAACCGGCAATCCTTTCATGGATGCTATCGGAGGTGAAGAAGATTGACGAGAAAAGAGACGGCCACGTTCCTGGGCGAGCTGATGACTCTTTACCCGAACATTGCAAAGAACCGGAACGATCTGGAAAAGGTTGTGGATCTATGGCATGAAAGCCTGAGCCAGTGCGAACTGTATGAAATCCATTCAGCACTGATCAGATATTTCCAGACAGACACGAAGGGCTATGTCCCGACAGCCGGTCAGCTGATCGAACTGACAAAAGAAGAAGTCGATCCTCTGATTCCTCCGGATCACGATTATTACCCTCCGGAGGTGAGCGATGTCGGAATTTGAGTACAGATCTCCGGACGCGCTGGCCTATTCCAACCTCGAAGCGGAACGAGCCGTGATCGGTTCCGCGATGATTGACGAGAAAGTGCCGAAGCTGCTGAAGGAAATGGACATCAACGATTTTACCGATCCCGGGCATCGGGTGATTTACGCGGCCATCATGTCCCTGATCGGCAAAGGGCAGAATGTGGACCTGGTGACGATGAACCAGGAACTGAGTGAATCCAACAAGATTCAGCTGATCGGCGGACCGCAGTATCTGGTGAAGTTGACAGCCGAAGTGATAACCACGGCCAACGTGAAAAGCTACATCCGGATCATGCGGGAATGCGCGGCGCGGAAGAAGCTGAAGCTGATCGGCGAAGCGATGATCCTGTCAAGCGGACAGCTGGACCGGGAAGTGGACGAGATCCGTGAAAAGGCGGCGCTGACGATCCGGGACATCAAAGCCAGCGAAGGCGTGACGATCATCAGTCAGCCGGACGCGGTAATGAAAACCTACGAAGCCATGGGCGAAGCGCAGAAGAAAGAGGGCCAGAAGGAAACCAGGATCATGACAGGTATCCCGAGACTCGACAAGATGACCGGCGGACTGACCGGATCGAAACTGGTGATCATCGGCGCGAGGCCTTCTGTCGGTAAATCCATCTTCGCCATGACGATCTGCATGAACGCGGCGAAGCAGGGCAAGCGGGTTCTGTATGTTTCCCTGGAGATGGAGGCGGAGGAGCTGATGGAACGCGAGTTCGCCGCGGCGAGCCTGGTGCCGCTGTCGGAGATCACGAGCGATGAAATCAGCTCCGATTCCTGGATGAAGCTGGCCGAAAGCGTGCCGACGCTGAGTTCCCGGCCGATCTACTACTGCACCGAGGCCCACCAGATCGAAACGCTGCGGAAGGCGGCATTCAACCTGTACGAAAACGGCGGGATTGACCTGATCTGCGTTGACTACATTCAGCTGATGGAAAGCGGAAAGAAGCGGACGAACCGGCAGGAGGAAGTATCCGACATCAGCCGGGGGCTGAAGCGCCTGGCACAGGAGCTGAAGATCCCGATCATCGTACTTTCACAGCTGAACCGGGCAAGCCAGAAGGAAAAACGCCCGCCGACCATGGCAGACGCCAGGGAAAGCGGCGCGATTGAGCAGGACGCGAATCTGTTTATCCTGCTCCACGATCCGGACACGAAGGAACTGCCGAGCGAAGACCTGAGGCGGCTGAGCAAGAACCTGGGAGACCGGGGTATGAAAGTGATCCATGTGAACGTGGACAAGAACCGGCAGGGAAAGAAAGGCATCTTCTACATCGCCTTTGACGGCGATCACATGAGATTCCTGCCATTAAGCAAGGAGGAACCGCAGTGAAAAGAATCCTGAGCCTGATCCTCGCGCTGATCCTGGCGCTGTCACTGATCACCGCCGGCGCGGAGGAATTCACGCTGTGGGTGATGTGTAAACCGAATACCTACGTCAACGTGCGGTATACGCCGAAGAAGAACGGACAGATCTGCGGATACCTGGACAGCGGAGACAGTTTCACGAGTGATGGCGAAGTCAGGAACGGATTCATTTCAGCCCTGGACGCCGGAGAAGGCGGCTGGGTTTCCGAAAAGTACGTGGTGGATGAAGAGCCGGTGATCGTCAACGAGTACTACATTTGCGTGGCGCTGAACCAGGCCGCCTGCCGGCAGTGGATCAACGGGCCCAGGATCAATGGAAAGCTCGGATGGATAAAAAACGGCGTGAGAGTCAAGGTGTACATGATCGCCGGTGAATGGGCGCTGACGGCCCGAGGATACATCAGAAGCGAATGGCTGGAGGTTGATCCGTAATGAGGTCGGAAGCGCAGAAGCTGGCTTTTGCACTGAATTGTAGGGAGATCGAGAAAGAAGGCGGCGATGTGCTGGGCTTCATCGAAGTGAACTGGCCCAGCTACACGCCGCGGGCTACCTGGTACAACCTGCAAAGAAAGTATCTGCACCGGCAGCCGCATCAGTTCACCGAAGGAAAAGCAATCGACCCGGAAACAGAAAGGATGATGAAATTGAAAACAGACAAGAGCGCCCAGCTGGACGCGGTGCTGAAGATCATCGACCGGAAGGAAGATCCGGTTGAGTACCTGGCAGCTCTCGGCTATAAGTGTCCGGAGCAAGCCTGGGCGGATCTGAAGGTATGGGCGCGGAAGAACCGGCCGGAAGACCGGGAAAAACTGCCGGGAGATCTCCGGAAATACTATGCCGAATGCGGCATCAAAAAGGACGCTCCGAAGACAGGGCCGCAGCCCATGACGATCAAGACGGATGGCGGCACATTGCATAACGAAAATCGTAATCCTCCCCCTCCGCAGATGAAGAAAGTCGGCGCGGATATGGAGAAGGCAGCGGAAGCCATTGGAAAAATGGGCGAGACGATCAAGGAGGCTGGAAGGCAGCTTGAGAAAGCAATAGCTCTTCCCGTATGCGGCGTGAGGTCCAGATGCCGGAAGGATGGTAAATTCGAGATTTGCCCGGTAAAAAGTGAGGACGGCGGTTTCATGTCCTTTGTCTGGCGAGATCTGATTACCTACGATGAGCGGGCGCTGATCATGAGCACGGACGAATGGCGGAAGTTTGCTGATGAAATCCCACAGGCACTCAAGCAATTAGGACTGTAATTGAACGAAATCTGCAGATTTCATGTATCTGCAGATATACGAAAAGGAGACGAAGACATGAATGATATCAAGATGATTCCGATCGGAGACCTGATCCATCATCCGGATAATCCGAGAGCTGACCTGGGCGATGTGTCGGAGCTGGCTGCGAGCATCAAAGCCAAAGGAATCATGCAGAACCTGACGGTTATCCCGGATTTGAAGAAATGCAAGTACCTGGTCGTGATCGGAAACAGGCGTTTGGAAGCGGCGAAGCTTGCCGGATTGGTGGAGCTGCCGTGCCGGATCGCGGATATGTCCGAGACAGAGGTCCTTCAGACGATGATCGCGGAGAACATGCAGCGGACCGATCTTACCGTAATGGATCAGATCAACGGCATAGGCAAGATGCAGCAGCTGGGCATGACGCTTCCGGAGATCGCAAAAGGCACCGGCCTGAGTGAAACAACCGTCCGGAGACGGGCAACGATCGGAACGCTGCCGAAGAAGCAGTTGGAAAAAGCCTGCGAAAAAGGTGCTTCCCTGCTGGATCTGCTCGAGGTAACGAAACTGGAAGATCCTGCTGATCAGGAAAAAGTGCTCGAAAGCTTCGGAACAAACAACTTCTCCTACTCCATAGCCAACGCTGTCCGGAGCCAGAATATGAAGAAATGGCGGGACGAATTCCTGTCGAAGCTCCAGGCAGCATATCCGAAAGCCCGGAAGTGCAAGGATCAGGATCGGTGGAGTGATACCTGGGAAGTGGTTCACACCTGGCGATTTGATGACCGGGATGATCCGGATCCGATCCCGGAACCGGAAGAAGGCATCAAGTACGGAATCGCTGCGGATGACGTCCCGTGGAACATCACCCTGATGAAGATCGATGAGGAAGCCAAGAAGCGCAAGGCTGAGGAAAAGGACAACCGCGAATGGATGCGGTGGCTGAAAGAACAGGCTACGTTCCTGAACAAGGAAGCCGCAGAGCTGCGCTACAGCTTTATCCGGAAGTTCCGGTTCAAGAATGCCAAAGAACGGACCGAGTTCTGGAAACTGGTGGAAGAATTCCTCTGGCGCAATATGGCTTTCACCGACGGATACGGTTCAAGCAGCATGAGCGGACAGCTGGTCCGGGAAATCATGGGAATTCCTGCTGAACGATACGAAGATCGGAAACAGCGCGGAGCAGAAACCTTCGAGGTCGAATGCGAGCGGCGCGGGGCAAACATGGACGCGGTACTCCTTGCCTGGGCGGTCTGCGGCGGCGTATGCGGAGGAGCCTCGTACAGTATGGCCAACTACGTGAGCGATTACAACGGAGCTCACGTTGAGAGTGAAGAGCTCGATAAAGTGTATGAGTTCATGGGCCGGCTCGGTTACCAGATGAGCGACTTTGAAAAGAGTCTGCAGAAAGGCACCCATCCATTCATCAAGGACCCGAAGAAGTATTTCAAGGATCTACAGAAGGAACTTCTTGATGATGAAAACCAGGAGGATGACGATGGAGAAGAGAGCTGACATCTTTATCACTCCCTTCGGAAAAGAACGGCCCAGGGTGGCGATGATCGGCGGGCATCCGCGAATCTACACGCCGAAGTCTACGGAGACCTACGAAAAAGAGATCCGGAAGGCATGGGAAAAGGTAAACGGTTCGGAGCCGTTCACCGGCCCCCTGGTCGTGCGGCTGTACTTCGGACTGCCGGTTCCGAAGAGCGAGACGAAAGGCCGGAAGCTCCAAATGCTTGAGAGGAAGATCCGGCCGACCACGAAACCGGACATTGACAACCTGGCAAAGAGCGTGCTGGACGCGCTGAATGGCGTGGCCTACAAGGATGATAACCAGATCGTGACAATGCTGGCCAAGAAGTGCTACACAGAGATCCCCTGCGTAAAGATCATCGTTGCGGATTGGGAGGCGAAGGAAGATGGATGACATGAGAACCCCGTTGTCGGTCCGGATCGGATTCCTTTTCCGGAAGATCCGCGACAAGATCCGATTCTTCATCAATTCCCGGCGTCCGGACGAAAAGGTGAAGTGGAGGACGGTAAAGGGCGGGAAACAGATCCCCTGCTGTCCGCGCTGCGGCGAGTATGTGTACTACGCGACACAGTGTACCCTGTGCGGCCAGCACTTCATGAAAAACACCGTGACCATCGGGCAGGTGCTTGATAGTGGCAGATAAGCCCCGATGGAAATTACAGATCTTCTGGCAGGGCGCGTGGCGGACAATCCTGGAAGGCGATGACCGAAAGCCTTTGGTTGAATACGCGCAGAGCTGCCCGGATACCGTAGAGCTCAGGATCACAGACACACTGGAAGAGGTGAAGACCCATGGCAGACGCAATAAGCCGTGAACAGATGCGGAGAAAGCTGACATACATGCTGCACCGCCTCCGGCAGCGGCGGGACGGCCCGTACAAGGTTGGATACCGGGACGCGTGTAACGATGCGCTCCAGAAGCTTGAGGAATGTGATCCTCTGGAACTGAACGCGGTGACCAGGTGCAGAGAGTGCACCCACGCCACGGAACGGCAGACCACAATGCCCTACTGTACCATCCACAACCGGCGCAGGGCGTCGGATGATTATTGCAACTTTGGAGAACATGAATTTTGAAAGGAGACAAACCCATGAAAGAACAGATTATGCCTATCAGCCTGGCGAGCAGCACCTTCAGCGATATGAAGGGAGACTGGACCAAGACCATGCAGGAAGCCCTGGCGAAAGCCAAAGAACTCGGAGTATCGAAGGGCTCCGTGACGCTGAAAACCGAATTCGTGCTGGACAAGGTGCCGGTGACCACCGAGAAGGACTACCGGGACGCGGACGTGCCGAAGTTCAAGTGGAAGGTCGGCTACACCGTGAAGCTGGAGAACAGCCGGGACGGCGAGATCGGCGGCGAGTATGAGCTGAACGAGGAGGACGGCAGCTACGGTCTGCGGCCGCTGGATGGTCAGACCTCCATGTTCGATGATGACGATGATGACGAGGAGGACATGGACGAATGATAGTCTATGCCATCGTCATAACGGCGCTGCTGATGTGTGCGCTGGTCAGCCTGGGGTATGAACACATCCTCCGCGTAAAGGCCCAGGATCGGGGCCTGGAGCTCGAAAGAGAGCTCATGGACGCGGAGGAAGAGATCACCGGGTATAAGATCGAGAAAGCGAACCGAGACGGCGTGGAGGCCGGGCGAACGACGGACGCGATGTACAAAAGCTTCCTGAGCCAGTTC